CGTGCCATTGCCCACTGTTCGGGTGAACTGACGCTTGGCCGCACGCTGCCCGGGTTCGTGCGATATGCGCCGATCCCCCGGTCATAGACCTGCCGCAGCATATCGACAGTCACGCGGCCCTTGTCGCCGTCCTCTGCGTTGTGCGTTTCGACTTTGGCGCGCAGCGTGTCCGTCGACACCTTCTCGAGTTCTTCATCGATCTTCTCGATGTAGACGCCATCCTTGCCCTTCGTGTAGCCCGCGCTTTCAATCGCGGCATAGGCCGCGCCGAATGCCCGGCCCTCCTGATAGCCCTGATCGATGCTGTCGTTGAACACGCGCCTCCAGAGCGAACGCGCCTTATCGCTGGGTAGGACGCGCTTCACCGCGCCCGGCAGATCGTCATTCGTTTGATAGGGCATATTAGATCCTACTCATGGGAGGACAGAGATTTGAAGGGGGCGCAAAATCGGCCAGAACCCCGGAGGTGCGACCCTGCGCTAGCAGGTCTCCCCTTCGGGTTCCATCCGCAGGTTCACAGGGAGGAGTAGTAGAGAATACACTATAGGGAAGTCTGTCCCCTACTCTCCCCTCTCCACCCAGTTTTTGAGCGCGGTTAATCGGCATCTTCTAGCCACCCAAAGAACCCGCCGGTGATGGTCGCGCTCTTGTCCGTCGTTGCCCTTAGCGCGATGATATCGCCCGCAGGGACGGCATAGAGCGCGCCATCCGATAGGATCGCCGACCCGTCTTGCAGCCCGATTGAGCCTTGCGTGAGAAGCAGCCCAGCGTCTGCGAAACTATCCCCGTCGATGCGAGACACCACGATATCGATTGTGACGCGCGCAGCGGCTGACCCAGACGTCGACGCGGCATAGATCGTGTGCACGATCAGCCGCTTGCCCGCTGGGACGCGGTAGGCCGAACTGCGCGTCGTGCGGTTCCCCGCTGGAATGAACTTGTAGCGCGTCCCCGCGTTCGTGACTGTGACATCCCCGGCAAACGCCTTGCCTGAGCCGTAGGTCAGCAGGTGGATCTCGCCGACCCAGCGAATGTTGGTCGCGGTCGTCAGCACAGGCGTCGTGCCGTTCAGTACGACTGTTTCAGTGCGCTGCACCAGATCAGCATCGAGATAGGTCATAACGATTGAGCGCACGCCCGTGCCGCCGGCCCCATCCTGCGCGCTGGTCGACACGATGGACATCTGCAAGCCGGTGGACGGCGCGACCGATGGATCCTTGATTGCAGACCCGTCAAGCACCAGCACATCCGTCACCGCGCCGCTGGCGGCGAGATGCCCGTCGATGACAACGGGATATGCGCCCTCGACGCGCCCCCGGGCGATCTCGACCTGCTGCGTGAACATCAGCCGCCAGATCCGCTGCGACCAGTCGCGCACGGGCTTGATCGTCTTGGTGTAGCCGACTTCTGTCATAGCACGCGTCCCAGTTCTGGCTCTGGCCTTGAGACCCCTATAAAATCTGCATCCGTGATCGGGCTTCCCCGCAATACCGCACGGATCATGATGTCGGGCAGCGCGTAATAGTCTTTGCGACCTATTGAGCGCATATCAGGCATCTTGCTGGGAAACGCCGCGCTATAGCGCGCCGTGGCTTCTGCGAGCTTTTCGGTGAAGTCGTCCCTCATGCCAGCGCCTCCTTTACCATCTTTTCAAATATCTTCGAAGTGCGCGGGAAAAATTGCTTAAACAGCAGGTATTGGGTCGCGTTTCCGCTCGTCCATGCTTCGAACCAGTTCGCGAATAGCTGGGCAGATGTCCCGATCCCATACTCTTGTTTTCCCTTTTTATAGGTGTATTTGTCATTTAGATTGAGCACCGAAGAGTAGTTTTCTAGTTTCTTCGACGTCTCCAGAAACTCACTGTAATAATCGACAGTATGCCCAAACTGGTATCCGATGCGTTGGATCGTCGCCGCCCCGATGCTGTCGGATAGCCCCGTTAGCAAACTGCCTTGGCTGAAACTCGCAAGTTCTGTGAGCAACGTATGGTGATCGCCCTTCTCATAGGCAACGAGGAAATGCGCCGCACGCCTGACAGTTGCAAATGTTGTCAGGTCGTTGCCCGGCGCGCGTCCGTCTGGGATCCCGATTGATGGCGCGATCTTTATCGCCTCCGCATAATCTAGCCCGCGCTTCTTGAACGCCGCCTCTAACTTTGCATATGCGCCCGCAGCGTCTGGAATGTCCAATAGCCCTAGTTCGTCTGCCATATCGACTTGCGCGCTCATCACCGCAGCGTGAGCGGAGACTGATCTGGGCGCGCTGTCTGGACGCCACGCAGATTGCTGGGTCTTAATCAGGTTTTTCTCGAGGTCTTTCGCATCCGCAGCAATCGCTGCAAGGGCGCGCCGAGATGCAAAGCCGTTAAGGTATTCTGCCTGTGCCTGTGTTATTCCGCGCTTTACAAGGAGGTGGTGGTCAATAACCGCGTCAATGTGATGCCCGTATTCGTGCCGCATGACTGTCTGGTAGTCTTGTAGGTTGGTGTCACGCTCTGACATCGCGATCTTTAAGTTCCTGCTCTCATGCCATGCGCCGCCATAAATTGACTTCCCATCCGCATCGACATCCCCCGGGTTCAGGAACCGCACGCCGCCCCTAAGGTTTCCGAGCTTCTCGATGATTGCCATGCGCGCCGGGTCTGTCTCCATGAACGCGGGCGCGACATTGAGCTGTTCGTCCTGCGTCTTGTTCGCCCAGACCCGCCGCCGCCGTTCCTCGTCAGTTAGCTTAGGGGTGGACCTAGGCTTGACCTTGGGTGGCGGCGGGGGCGGCGCGATCACCGCTCCCGGGGAGGGCGGGAGCAGATCGCGAGAGATGATGCGCGCGAAGACCGCGCACCGACATTGGATCGTGTTTGCGGCGAGCGCGCTGGGATCGCCGGGGTAGAGGATCGGGCCGAGCGGGCTCGTGAAGGTTTCGGCTTGCCCGACGCCGCGCGGGTTCATCTGCGGGATCTGGACGTGCGAGTTGCGGACGTGCCCGTCGTTGGTGTTAATCCACGTTCTGCGCACCTGTCGGGCGTCGATCTGCCCTTTGTTGATCATGTCCTGAAAGAGCTCCCACTGCGCGCCCTGCACGGCGCGGATGCTCTCTGTGCGCGCGATGACGTTTGCCCGGTATTTGACATAGCGGTCGCGATACCGGTCGACCAGCGAGCGGATCTGCGCGTCCGTCAGCGCCTTGTCGTTGGCGATTGCGCGCCCGACGGATGCGTCGCTGCGCCGGTCGCGCAGCTTGCGATCGAGCGCCTCCGGGTCGAGGGCGCGCAGCATCCGCTCATAGTTCGACACCGCCGCCTCCTGACGCCGCGTCAAGCCGATCGACCCCCTGATCTGGCGCGCAATGGCGAACGGGTCATCGCCCGCTGTCAGCCCGCGCTGGAGCACTTGGCGGATCGTGTCGCGCGTCGTCTGGTCGATCTCGCGGATCCGCGTCGAGGTCATCGTGATGGCGAACTGCTCGAGGCGCGGGTTCAGCCCGACGGCGATTTCGAAGTCCGCCTGCGCGCCGTTGATCACGCCCTGCGTGCTGCTCGTGGCCTTGACCCCCGCCAGCACCGCCTGCTCGATTGCCTTGCCGTAGGGCTGCCATTCGGTCGAGGTGAAATGCCCCGCGAACGCCGCCTCCAGCGAGGTGAAGTCGCGCCGCTCGATCAGCCGCGCGATCGTCTCCGCAGGAACGCGGGTGCGGATCGCTTCGATGGCAGAGATGAACGCTTTTGCAATCTTCGGATCCATACCCTCTGCCGCCCGCAAAAACACGGCCACGGCGTCGGACGCGGTGATCTTGCGGATGGCGGCGTCCATCAGATGCTGTCCAGATCTGTGAACGCAGGCGCGCCGAGCGGCAGTTTCACGCGAAACGCCTGATAGACTTCGAACAGGTCGTTGTCGCCGGGAAAGATGTCAAAACATTGCCGCACATCTTGCAGCATGACGCGCGCATATTCGTCGCCGAACCGCTTGATCGACGTGATCGCCGAGGTGCGGATCCACCGCTGCGGGCTCATCTCGATGAAGTCGCGCGCGAATGCGTCGGTCTCGATGAACTCCGCGCCGTTGGTCACGGCGAACTGCAAGCCCGGCGCGTGCACGATCATCGTTTCGCCCGACATCGACGCTTCGATAGCGGCCACAGTAAAGTCATCGATCGCGATCCATATGCCGCGCGGGTAAACTTGGAACCTCATGCTGGAACCCCATCGTCAATCTGCGTGTTTGGCGACCCGAGCAGATCCGGGTCGATTGTTTTTTCTGGGAAGCCTGCGGCGCGCCGCAGCGTGTTTTCTGTGTCGTCGTCTGGGAATAGCGGCATCCCCGCGCCCGAGATGTCGCGCACGAACGCGCCCAGTTCGGCCAGATCCACCGGCGCGATCTCGCCAAAGCCGACCTTGGGCATGACTGCCGGGTCGAACCCGTTGATCTCCCAGAGGCGCGGCAAAAGTTGGCGGTTTAGCACCGATGCAATCGCTTCAGTATAGCCGCTTGCTGCCGCTAGGAATAGGTCTGTCTTGCTTTTGGATAGGGCAAACGACCCAGTGTCGCCGCCGCCCAGCATCAGGAAATCGGCCAGCACGGAGCGCGCGATGTTTTGCTGGTGGCGCAGGATCACATCGCCCGTCGGGATCGCGCGCGATCCTTGGGCAGTCACCAGCCCGAACTCGACCATCGGGATCGATGTCTTTGTGCCGTCGTCGTTCTCGTAAACGTCGGACGGGATCAAAATGAACCCTTGATCGTTGAATTTGACGTCGCGCAGGATCTTCTTGAACGCATTGGTGAAGCCCTGCTGCGCGGCGCTCGCGCTCTCGCCCAGATATTCGGATGGGATCTTGCCCACTGGGATGCCGTTCATCTCGCGCTCGACCGCGATCGCCTCAATCATCTGGATATGCGACGCATAGTGATACGAGGTGAACGCGTTGCGCAGGATGGATCGCCCGCTGGGATCGTTGTTCACAGTTGAGGTGCGGAAGTGCAGCATTTTCGACGACGGGATGTCGACGGATCCGAGTTTGAGCGACAGCGCGCTCTGCCGCACGCCCGTGATCGTGCCGTTCTCATCAGTCAGGAACCGGTCAATCGTCCACTGGGCACGCGGCGCGAGCTTGCGGATGCCATAGCGGCCATCGTCAAACTGCGAATAGCGCGTCGGATCGTCGGTCACGCGCCCGGATCTGGTTTTATAGACCACCTCGAAGACCGAGAATCCGAACGGGAGGAACGTCAGCACTTCGGCGAGGAAGTCGTCAACAGTGCCTTCCATGTCGTCAAAGCACTGCTCAACGAACAGTTTCGCCTCTTCCGCTTCTGGGCTGGTGTCGGCTGCGTCGACGCGGAACTCCGCCGCGCGCAGCAGCATTTCGAACGCCATCAGGATCGCGCCGATCGTCGGGTCGTTGTCTTTCATCTCGCGGAATGTGCGCGTCGCGTTTAGCCCGCGCAGCTTTGGTAGAAACTCATCGGGGCGCAGCTGATCGTCGCGCCCGTAATTGCCCGCTGCGCCTAGCTCGCGCGTCGCCGTTGACTTTATTGGTGCTTTCATCAGACCGGCCTCGCTTTGTTGCCCACATGATCACCGATCACGAATAGACCGGTCTTCTTCTGCTTCTTCGGCGAGACGGCGTTAAAGCCCGAGCTCGCGGCGTCCGCTTGGTCTTTATACACTGATCTGGGGAAATGTCGAAGCTCTTCTATGAAGTCGCGGTTCCACGCACCGGTCACAATATCGACGTTTCCCGCCTCCATCTGCGCCGCCAGCGGTTCGGCGCGGGTTTCTTTGGATCCGCTCTGCGGCTCGATCCGCACGCGATACCCAGCCAGACGCACCACGAAGTCGCGCGCCTGCGCCTTGCCCGCCTGCCCGGGATCCTGCGGGAGCGAGATAGGCACGTCGTCGCCATCGAAGTCTGCGGCGTCTGCGACCATCTTGCGCACGCCATCTGGGCCCATCCGAGCGCGCCGCACGTCCGCGATGATCACCCGGCGCGCTTCGACGCGCCAGCCGACCAGCACGCCTGCGGTATATGCGCCGCTGCCATCGGTCGCCGCGAGATCCCATGCCCTGCACCAGTTGATCTCCTCGTCGGGCACGGCGTCGATCGTCTGGATCTTGTCGACCTTGAACAGCCCGCCTTCGCGCGGCGTTGGCCGCTGCTCCAGCTGGGCTGCCGATGCGTAGGGGCCGAGCGTCTGCACCAGTTCCGCCACCGCTTGCGCAGAGAAGCGCGCGGGCCACATCAGTTCATTGGGCTGCGTGCGCGGATCCCGCCATCCTATCGATGTGGTGCGCGCTCTGGAGGGGTCATAGTGCATCGGGATCAACAGATGCTCATAGCCCTGTTCTATGGCCGCTGCGGCCACGTCCTCGTGATGCACGCGCTGCATGATGCAGACGAACGCGCTGAGGTCTAGGTCGTTCACGCGGCTGGGCACGACCTCGCGAAACCATTGCAGCGTCTCGCCCCGGATCGCCTCGCTCTCCGCCTCTAACACGTTGTGGGGGTCATCGATGACGAACACATCCCCGCGCTCGCCTGTCGCGCGCCCGCGCACCGATGTCGCCATCATTGAGCCGGTCGCAGTGTTCGCGAAGTTCACCTTCTGCGCTTGGTCATCAGACAGCCGCACACGCGGGAAGAGCCGCTGATAGAGTGGGCTCTCGACAATCATCTTGGCGCGCCTGTTGTCGCGCGCTGCCAGCGCTTCTGCGTAGGACGCGCCGATGTATCGCAGCGACGGATCCTTTGCCCAACTCCATGCGGGCCAGAACGCCCGCGTCAACAGCGACTTCATCGACCCGGGCGGCACAGTGATCAGCAGTTTGCGGATCTCGCCGCGCGTCACCGCTTCGAGATGCTCCGCGATCGCATCAATCGGCCAGCCAGTGACCAGACTGCGCCCGGGTTCGAGCACGGGCCAAAAGGTCTGCGCGAAATAAAGCACCGACCGGCGGCAGAGCTCCGCATCAATTAAGTCTTTGTCTGCCGTCGTGATCTGCGGGAGTTGCATCTGCAATGGCCTTTGACAGTTCAAGGAGGGCTTCGGTCGATACTTTCGACAGATCGACAGTCTGGATCGGCCCGCCGGCCGCGCCGGTGATCTCGACCTTCTGCGTTTCCGACCAGCGCATCTGCGTTTTTGTCCACCAGATCATGGCGGTTGTGTCGCCTTCCATCACCTTCTGGAACAGCCGCTTGCCGACCTGCGCGTTCGCCTTGGCCTTGCCTGCGTCAAGTTCGGCGCGGAAATGCGTCAGCAACGTTTCGATCGCGATGCCGTCGCGCACAAGATGGCGGATCATTTCGACTGTGAGCCCATAACCGGACAGCGCTTCGACCTGTTTGCGTTCGGCTGCGGTGGGCACAAACGCCGGTCTACCGGCCCCTGCGCGCGCGCCGCCGTTCTGCCCGGTCTTTTTTACGTTCTGTTTTTCAGTCGTTGCCGGGTGTTTAATCACGACGCGCCCCCATCTCTGCAAATGTCTGGCCGGTCGCCTCAAGCGTTGCTGGCTGCCCAGTGAATTCCTGCCACCGCTTAATGATTACGTCGCAATACTTCGGATCGAGCTCCATCATGCGACAATCTCGAGCGGTCTTTTCGCAAACAATCAATGTAGTGCCCGACCCCCCAAACAAGTCTAAATACACACGCCCGCCAACACCATTAAAAATAGCCTCTAGCCAAGCAAAAGGCTCCCCGTGCCCGTGCTCATCAGTTTGTGCAACGTTTGAAAACGCCTCGACAGTTGAAATATGCTTTGCGCCGTCTAAAGGGCTGTAATGAGACAGCCCCCTAGTATTACTGACAATACGTGGCTTTCCCCGGTCTTTGCCGTCTTGAATGAGCGCCTTCCCAGTATCAAAAAATGGGTCGTCTGCAAATACGCCGAGAGATTTGTGCCGTTGGAGAGGGCGGTTTGGGGTAAACCAGCTTTGAATGCAGTCCCAAATAAGTTCATATTGAGGCGTCCAGCCAGCAATTAATGCGGAATGCGGCGCTAATGCAAACCGCTTGAAGTCCCACATGATTAGCAATTTTTTGTTTGGAGCAGCAATGGGCATAGCGTCAGCGTAAAGCTTCTCTTGCTCATAGGGAGGGTCAAAAAAACAAACGTCCCAGTCATCCCCGTTTAACAGCACCCCTACTGCGTCGGTGCTGGTGCTGTCCCCGCACATCAAGCGGTGCCGGCCAAGCAGCCAAACGTCGCCCTCGACAGTCAGCGGGATCGCGGGCACTTCTGGAACGTCGTCCTCGTCGGTCAAGCCCTCGACGGGTTCGGCGAGCAGATCGGTAAGCTCCCCTAAATCAAAGCCGGTCAGCGTGAGGTCGAACCCTTCCAGATCCAAATCTTGCAACTCGATTTTGAGCATCGCGTCGTCCCAGCCAGCGTCGAGCGCGAGGCGGTTGTCCGCGATCACATAGGCCCGTTTCTGCGCGTCTGTCAGGTGCGCGGCCTCAATCACCGGCACTTCGGCTAGACCCAGCTTCTGGGCCGCCATAACGCGCCCGTGGCCCGCAATGATGCCGTTCTTGCCGTCGACAATGACCGGGTTCAAGAAACCAAACTCGCGGATGCTGGCCGCGATCTTTGCGACCTGCGTTTCGCTGTGCGTGCGGCTGTTGCGCGCATACGGGATCAGATCATGCGTCGAAACAGTTTTAAACTTTGTGGTCATGATGTCCCTCACCGGTATCCTGCCGCATGATACGCTAAAAGCGCGGCCTCCGCCACTCCGTCGTCAGCCAGCGCACGGAACTGCGACGTGAACGCCTCACCGAACCGCAGGCGACACAGATCAAGGCTGCCCTGTTTTTCCTTGCCCAGACCTAGATCCCGCTTCCAGACCGCCGGCGTCACCCAGATCACGCTGTCGGCCATCAGCTGCGCCAATGCCTCGACCGCGCCGGTTGCCCTGCCGAATGTGAACGCGGAGACAGTGCCCTGTCCGGGACGGGATCCGACCTGTTCAATCACGGCTTGGTCGATCTGGCCCAGCTGCGTCATCCACACGACCAGCCTGCGCGCATCGATCAGGTTCTTGCCCCGGCTCTTGATCGTCGGGACGCGCAGCCCGGCGATGAACACCGGGGGCGCGCCCTCTTTTGTTTCGATCAGTGCGAGCCCGCCGCTTAGTCCGGGGTCGATGCCTAGATAGCGCGCCATCTGGATGCCTTTTATATGATCAGCGGATGGGCTTACGTTTGTAAGCCGCCTCCGCCTCGATGCGAGCAAAGACCGCCTCTTTGAAGGTAGGAAAGGAGCCGAGCCGATGTATGATACCACGCGCTTGAAGCTGGGCACACCATTGACCTTTGATCTTATCAAAGCTGACCCCGACAAAGCCACTTGTGTTCCTGCCTCGTCTTTGCACGTCGCGCTCATCAGGAACCCGCAAGTTCTCGATCCGGTTGTCGGTGAATACCCTGTTCGCGTGAATAATCCTCCCGACTGGCCATTCCCCGTAATGCAGCGCCCAGATCACCCGATGCGCGACAAAAGTGCGGCCATTTATTTTTCCTTGCAGGTAGCCTGCGCCGCCACGCGAGGTGAACGCCTCGTCATATGAGGAGCGCAGATGGGTTGGCATCGCGCCTAAATTCAGCCAAAACAGTTTTCCCGTATCTGGGTCATACCGCAGGCGTTGACGCAAATAGTCGATTGAGGGTAAGTCTTGCTTAGTCATGTCGCACCTCTTGCTTAGGTCGATTGATAGGGGCAGGGATTGACGTTGTAGCGTCTCCTTGCCCCGCGTTCTTAACTTATTATCCTCACCTTTGTCAACCGCGCCCAGCGCGCTGTAAATTTGTTTCCGCGCTCTTTCTTTTGAGGAATGCCGGGGTCCAAAATCGGAAGGATCGCGCTTTAATTGGGGGGGTCCCACTCTGTGGGGGGGACCCAGTTAAAGTAAGCGATCCCACCGGTGAAAGACAGAGAGTAGAGGACGGAGGAATACTATAGGGCGGCGCGTCCTCCCCCTCCCCTCCCCTCCCATGTTTTTAAGGGTTTCTGGCGCGCCCAAAAAGCGCGCTTGGAGTAGACGTTTTGTGCACTCTCTCTGTCCTCCTTCTGCACTCCAGAGGGGTCAACACCGCGTTCATTGCGCACCCCCGTCGATCATATTTTCGACCAGCGCGACCCCGCCTTTGGTCACCGCGTAGGCCTTGCCGCTGTTCTTGCTTGGGCCCGTATCTTTGAAATCCACCACCTCCAACGCACCCATGCCGACCAGCTGCGAGAGCACGCTCAACACGCGGCCACGCGCCGCGCTCTCCTCCTTCGTCAACTCCGCCTTGGGCTTCTCATAGCCCAGATCTAGGCCCAGCGCCTTGGCGACGGGATAGTCAGCACGCGATGCGCCCTTCGTGCGGCGCTCCTGTGGGGGCAGATCCTGCAAGACCTGCACCGCGACCACCAGATCCCCCATGCGCTCCGCCTGCGACGCTGGCGACGGCTTCCACTGCGTCGCGACCGCCACTGTGTCTTCGTCGTTGTCTGCGTCGCCGTTGCCGAACGACACGACTTCGACCTTGAGATAATCACCGCCGAAACTGCGCGGGCCCATGTTCGCCTTTGGGCGCGTCAGTTCGCCGTAAAGCGGTCGCTCGCTCTCTGGGATGCCCAGATCCTCCGCATCCTTCGCCGTCATTTCGTTGAGCACCATCGACACGCGCGCCGAGTTCACAATGGCGCCCGCGCCACGGGTCGCTGTTGCGGCGCGCGACTTGCCAGCATCGACCGACGCTTTGGACGCGTGATGCAAAAGCAGGATTGCCGCCTTTGTCTCGCGCGCCACCGACCGCACCATGCCCATCAACTTTGCCATCTGGACGTTATCGTTTTCTTCGAGCTCGTGCAGTTCCGCGATCGGGTCGAGCATCACGACGTCGAGCCGGTTCGCGACGATGATCTTTTTGAGCACCTCGATATCGACCGGGATGACTTCGCGCAGTTCCTGCGAAAAGCGCGCGATGGTGATCTTGAGTTCGTCGATCGAAACCACGATCAACCGATCCGCAATATCGGCGCGCGTCAGCCCGTGGATCTGCATCGCCGCGTCGACGCGCTTCGAGAGTTCCTCCGGTGGATCCTCCGACCAGACCAGCACCCGGCGCGGCTTGCCGACCCGCTCGCCCATCACCGGCTTGCCAGATGCGAGCGACAGCGCCCAGCCTATCGCGAGCGACGTCTTGCCACCGCCGCCCGACCCAGCCAAGACTGTAACATATTGACGGATAAGCACATTGCCAAGCAGCCAGCGGCGCGGCTCATACTGATCGAGCGGGCGCGGGATGTGCCCTGCGACGGGATCCTGCGGGGGCTCGTCCTCCTCAATCGGTAGTTCTGGGTCGTCATCCGCACCAAACAGGCCGACCAAGGCGTCGAGCACGGCGCGCTCATCGCGGGGCTTGAACCTGCGCATCGCGCCGTCCAGCGCGCGCTCCGCGTCCTTGCGCGCCTTCTGCCATCTACCCAGCGCCGCGCCGCCTGTTGGCCGCGCCTCATCGTAAAGCGCCATCAGCGCCGCGAGCGCCGCGTCCTGTTCCATCCCCGCCAGCGCCCACCGCTTGGTCAATTCCAGCGTCGCATAGTGGAAATCGGTTCCGCTGCGGATCCGCTGTTCCAGATCCTCGACATCGACGCCCGACAGATCCGCGCCAGCATCTGCCGCGCCGCTGACGCGGTAAGCTGTTTGCATCCGCAGCAGATCCGCGAGCAGCGCGCGCGACATCTCCGGCGGTTCGACATCGTGCACCACCGAATAGCCCAGTGACGGGGGCCAGACGACAAATCCGCTCGCGCCCCTGATGTCGATCGCGTCGGCAGTTTTGCGCGATGACACGACGGCCCCAGCGGCTGCAAAGATAAAATGTTTCCCGCCGCTGGTCGTGCGGTGGATCCGCGCCTGCGCCAGTTCTGCCGCATGGCGCGCGAAGAACGCTTCGGCCACTGGGTCGTCTTTCTTCGCGCGATCATCGTCAATCACGATCAGACCCGCCGCACCGGTCGCAACGCCGATCGCTGTCGCGCGTTCTCCCGCCTCGATCATCATCGCCTCAATGACGGATCGGTCGCGCGTTGCGGCATAAAACCCGGCCTTGAAATCGTCGCCTGCGCCGTGTCCCCAGCCGTGGCGCGCGCAAATATCGCGGTTCAGCGCTGGGATCTTGTGCTTTGACCCTTCTTTATCGGTATAGACATTTACCCAAAATATAGGGTATTTAGTGCTTGCGGTGATCGCGTCCGCTAGGAGTTGTGTTCGGTCAGTGTTCTGGCTCATAATATCCTCGCTGTTGTGTATCCTTGGCAGGTCTGCACAATAAACCCAAGACTGCGATCACCGCAAGACTGCATAGATCCTCCCTGTTCTCATCACCCGCTCCGGCGGGTGATCTTTTTTCGTTGACCGGTCTTGCAGGGGTTGACGGCGCGTTTGATCTGCGCGTATGAATGAGACCGGGCCGAATGGGCCCACGTAGCAACGTAACCGAAAGCGACCTGCCATGATCTTACTACCTCACCAAATAGAAGACGCTGCTTTTCTCGCATCCCGCAAATTTGCCGGGTGCTTTAGCGGCATGGGTTCGGGCAAGACCCGCACCGCGCTCGAAGCCGCGCGCCTCGTCGGCGCGGAGTGCGTCGTCATCATTGCGCCGCCCATTGCGCTGCGGATGTGGGCACGCGAGGCGCGCGACCACCTGATGCTGCCCGCGCAGGTGATCAAGACCGGCGCGAGCAAGATCGACCCACTCGCCCAGATCCTGATCATGTCCTACGAGATCGCCACCAAACGCACGGAAGAGCTCAAGCGCATTGCATCCCCGCTGGCAAAGTCGGTCTTGATCTGCGACGAAAGCCACGCGCTCAAGAGCATCAAAGCCAAGCGCACGAAGGCGATCCTTGGGTTCGGGGGGCTGTGCTCCGCGTTCGCCCATTCGTGGATGCTGACGGGCACGCCATCGACGCGCTGGAACGATGACCTCATCCCGTTCCTGTTCCGCGCCGCGCCCGAAGCGATGAAGGCGAAACTGGGCGGGCTGTCGATCGAGCGGTTCGAGATCCGCTATACGATCCGCCAGCAGAAAACATTCCCCGGCGCGCGCTTCCCGACGACAATGACTGTCGGATCTCGCAACACGGAAGAACTGCGCGACATCCTATATTCTGGCCCAGGCCGCGTCGCCGTTCGGCGCGAACTTGCCGACGTCTGGGCTGCTATGCCGCCCATCACGCACAATCGTTATTCGATCCCGCTGTCTGCATCGCCAGAGGTCACGGCTGCGCTGGCGGATCTGCGCGCGATGTCGCAGCATCAGGTCGAGGAAAAGCTGGCATCGAAAGACCCGGCGCTGTCGACCATCCGCCGCCTGATCGGGCTTGGTAAGGTCGCCGCCGCTGTCGAAGTGATCGCCGAGCGCGCAAGCGGATTGACCGCTGACGCGGTTCTCGTCGGGGCTTGGCACACCGAGGTGATCGACCAGCTATGCGCCGCTGTGCGCGCCAAGGGGCTGGTCTGCGAGATCCTCGACGGGCGCACATCGATGGCGCGCAAGGCTGAACTTGAGGCCCAGTTTAATCGCGGCCAGATTGACGTTCTCGTCGGCCAGATCGGCGCGATGGGCGTTTCGCTGAACCTCCAGCGCGGCGGAAACTGCATCATCGTCGTCGAAGAGGATTGGAGCCCTGCTATCATGGATCAGTTTTACGCGCGCCTGCACCGCATGGGGCAGGAGAAACACGTTCACGTCGACACGCTGGAAAGCGAAACCAAGATCGACGACGCGATCCACAAGATCAGCAGCGAGAAGGCCCGCCATCACGCGAAATTGAACGCTGCCGACTGATCACGAAATATTACAATCAACAAAGGAGACCTGCCTATGACACCTGAAGACCTAAAGAACGCGATCCTGCGCGGCGCCGATGTGATCGACGCGCGCAAGACGTTTAGCGTCGACCGCTCAAAATACCTCAATGCCAGCGAGGCGCTGTCGTGCATCCGAAAACAGTGGTTCTCGAAGCACGAGCCCAGCGACGCGCCGCAGGATTGGGGCTTTGCCCGGCGCGGCACGCACGGCGAGAAATACGTCGTTGAAATGCTGCGCGCATCGGGCGTCGAACTGATGCTGGCGGGCGATGATCAGGAGAGTGTCGCAGACGACGAACTGCGGATCTCTGCCACGCCCGACGGCGTGCTGTTCAACGCATCTGGCGCGCACGTCGCGCTGGAGATCAAGACGATTGATCCGCGCACGAACCGCGCAAACTTGCCGCGCCGCGAGCACATCGCTCAGATCCAGATCGCGATGGAACTGCTGAATAAGGTTGCAAAGCTCGACATTGAGCATGGGCTGATCGTTTACATGGACGCATCAAACTACAATCAGCTTGACCCCTACCAGATCGAGCGGAACCCCGGCATCCTGTTTGATATGAAGCTGCGCGCTGATCAGGTGCTCAAGACGCGCAACGTCGAACGGCTCGACCGGGAGGGCCGCACGACCGGCGCCTGCAAGACCTGTCCTTACGCCGAAAGGTGCGGCGTTGATCTGTCGGAGACAAAGGCGTTTACCCGCTCAAATCGCGGCTCGCAGCTGGACACAATCGTGCAGCGCTATGTCGAGATCAAGGAGGCGCAGGACGCGCTCTCTGGAGAGAAAGACGCACTCGCCGAGGAGATCAAGGAGGAACTGCGCAAGCGTAACACCTCGTCGACCATCGTCGGGGACGTCGAGGTCGCGCTCTCGTCTGTCGCCGGGCGTTCTAGTCTCGACCAAAAAGCAATGGAGAAGGCCGGGATTGACCTTGCGCCCTTCAAAAAGATCGGTCTGCCGTCAGAAAGGCTGACTGTAAAGTCGCTGGCGAACTGATCGCCAGAACGTAGCAACGTGCAAAATAGGAGCACACCATGACCACATCTTTGACCGCCTATCTATCATCCGCTGATCTGCCGGACATCTCCGACGACCAGATGATCGCCGCGCTCTCCGACACGACCGAAGAGCAACGCACCGGCACTGGGCTGAATGTCCAGTATCTCGCCTTCTCTGGCAAAACCGGATCCTACGCGCTGGGCCGTGATCGCACCGACGTTCACGACCAGCTGTTTGTCATCGAACCTAAATCAGTGGTTGAAGGCTGGATCTGCTGGAAAGCGAGCAAGCCCGTCGACCGCGTGGAATGGTCGATATTTAACAAGCGCGCCGCCGTGGCGGAGCCGGATCTGCCCGATCATGCGCCCTACAACACCAAGACCGGGGAAGGTTGGCATCGCGCGCTAGGTTTCGGCTGCGTCTCGATGGACGGCGCGCAGACCAGCGTCAAGTTCGTGACGAACTCCGTCAGCGGCCGCAATGCGATCAGCGACCTTTTGAACGAGATCGTGCGGCGCATGACGTCGGGCGCGCCGTCTATGCCGGTGTTTGAGTTTGCTGCGGAGCAGTTCACGGCGCAGGGCGCAGTGAACTATAAGCCGAAGTTCGCCATCCACGGCTGGGTGGCGCGCCAAGAAGTCGAAGCGTTCTTTGCTGGCTCGACTGATCTCAACGCGCTGCTGTATGGTGAAGCCGGCGACACCACCAAGCCCGCAACGCGCGCTCGCCGCTAAAACACCACGGAGGGCGCGTCTGGCGCGCCCTCTGCCATCATTTAAGGCATGCCTCATGACATATGACCTGATCACCGACAAAGCCGCTCTGTGGCGCGCTCTGACGCTGTGCCATACCGCGACCGCGCTCGACTTCGAAACGACATCGCTGCGCCCGATAGATGGCCGCGTTCGGCTCGCCCAGCTGCGGAACGAAAAGCTGCGCTGCATTATCGACTTTGACCAGATCCCCGGCGGCTTCGCAGGCTGCGCGAAACTGTTCGAACAGCGTGGCCCTTGGGTCGTGTTCAATTCGGGCTTTGAGATGCGCTGGTTCGTGGCCGCCGATGCCCGCCCCGATATTGTCGACGTCGGGCATCTGCGCCGGGCGCGCATGGGCGGGGGCCGGTTCTCGCTCGCTGATATGGTGCTCTGGGATCTGGAGCAGAAACTCGCCAAAGACGAACAGGTTTCGAACTGGGCCGCGCCCGAACTCTCGCAGCAGCAGCTTGAATATGCCATCCGCGACGCTGATGTCACCTTTGAGCTCTGGGAGCATTGGAAGGCCAAAACCACCGCAGCGCACGATCGCGCGGCGCAGATCCTCGACGACATGACCCTAGGTGTCATTGAGATGGAAGAGGCTGGGATGCTGCTTGACCGGCGCGCGCACCGCGATCTGGTGGCGCGCTGGGAGCAGATCCGCGACGAGCTCGCGGCGCAAGTGCGTGCGCTGATCCCCGAAACGGATGTCGTGAACCTCAATTCGAACCCGCAGTTCTCCGACTATTTTGCGCGGATCTTCCCCGATCGCGTGCTGGCAGTCTGGCCGAAAACCGAAAAAACGAACCAGTTGGAGATCTCCGGCGATGCGCTCTCAAAGATGGCGGGGCTGTTCCCCGGAACACCGATTGAGGCTGCGCTCGACGCCCTGTCGCGATACCGCAAGATCCAAAAATATATCTCCAGTTTTGGGCAGACTGTGATCGACACCGCGACCAGATCGCCAGACGGGCGCGTGCGCGCGCGGTTCAACGTCGGAGCGGCGCGCACCTGCCGGTTCTCCAGTTCCGGCCCGAACCTCCAGCAAGTACCGCGCGACAAGAAATTGTTCGCGTCTGATGACGATCAGACCCGCGTGCGCAAATCATTCATCGCGCCGCCAGGGTCGTTGCTGGTGTCCTACGACTATTCGGCGATCGAGATGCGCGTGCTCGCGCTGCTGTCTGGTGATGACCAGTTGCTCGAAGATGTGGTGTTCGGCGATGTGCACTCCGAAGTCGCGGCGGTGATCGCCGGGCACAAGATCGACAAGAAAACACCGGAGGGCAAGGCGGCGCGCAGCGCAGCCAAGGGCGTTTCGTTTGGTATTATTTACGGGGCCGCTGCTGGTGGGCTGTCGATCACCATGCGCACGTCTGTCGAAAACGCGCAGACCCACATCGCGTCTTGGGCAGCCCGTTATCCCCGCGCATTTGCCTATCGTTTTCAGATGCAAGAGGAAGCGCAGGCGACGGGTTATTTGACCATGAACGACGGCGGCACGATCTATCTGGGCAAGCGCAACGCGGATCTGCCCAAATGTGCAAACTATCCCGTCCAGCGCGCCGCGCTGTCAGTGATGGCGCGGGCGATCACGCGGCACAAGGCGACGCTCGATCGCCTGCGCGGATCCGGCGTGCTCGACCCGCAGCGCACGCTGTTGCTCGCCACGATCCACGACGCGCTGATCGATGAGGCGCTGGAGACGCAGGCGGAGATCGTCAAGCAGGCGATGGCCGCAGACATGACCGCCGGTTACCTCGATTTTTTCCCCGGCGCACCGACGGACAATCTGATCGAAGGGGGCGTCGGCCCGAACTGGGCGGATCTGGACTAACTATTTTTACGACCGGTCTTTACATTCATTGCGACCGGTCTTATATAGGAAACACGAAACACAAACAAGGAGACCTGCCATGACACGGATTTACAAAGGCCTGACCATTCAACGCGGACTAAATAGCCGCTGGATCGTGACGTATGCGGACGGATCGCACAGCGCCCATCGCACCCTGCGGGACGCTAAAGATGCGGTCACCATTTCGACCTATCATGACCATATTTAAATGAGACCTGCCATGCGATTGACATTTCAAGAGATCGACGCGTCCATCTCACTTTACACAGTTTATTGCGACAACCGTTTCATTGGTTCCGTTTCATCTCTCGCTAAAGAGGGGCCGAAGGGCACGATCCATTATGGCGGGTTCAAGCAGACTATCTCCGGCGATACTGTTGCGGATGTGATGGACGCGCTGGAGAAAGAAGTCGTTCGCCTAGACCACTTTCGATAGAATTCGATTTAACCACGGAGACCTGCCATGCACTTCGAACCAGACTACATCCCAGAACCAGTGCCGGGCGCGCTCGCTTCGGCGAACGACGCGCTGCGTTTCATGTTTGGCGGAAACGCCACCTTCACGATCCGCAGCGAAAAGACCAGCACGCGATACACCTACAAGATCCGCCAGCAAAACGAAGGCGCGCCGTTCTTCGTTTCGGTGCTGCGCGGATCCAATAATGATCGCGACTATCAATATATCGGCTGCATTTTTGGCGAGGATCGCGGCACGCTCAAAGCCGGGGCCAAAGGTATGATCGGCGCGCCCAGCTTCAAAGCGCTGTCTTGGACGCTGGCGCAGCTGGCCGCGCACGCGCGGATCCCGGATAAGCTGTCGATATTTCACGATGGCCGCTGCTGCGCCTGCGGCCGCAAACTGACGACACCCGAAAGCGTGATCTCTGGCATTGGGCCAGAGTGCGCGAAAAAAGCATAAGGAGACCTGCCATGACTGACTTTTCTATCGCACTAAACGCTGGCATCATGCGCGCTGCGCTGATCTGCACAAGCGACGAGGAGACGCGCTATTATTTGCAAGGCGTCAGCATTGAACCGAATCCGCGCGACTTGCGCGTCGTCAGCACCGATGGCCACAGGCTGTTCTGCGCGCGCGTCGGTGTCGTGGTTGATGTCGATAAGTTCCTGATCCCCAAAGACGCGCTGGCGCGGGCGCTGAAGGGGTATAAGCACAGCGTCCTTTACATATCCCGCGAAGGCAATCTGTGGCGCGCTGGTGACGTTGTTTTCACGCCCATTGACGGAGTTTTACCTGACAGCTGGCCGCGCATTATCCCGCAGGATCCGCCGGCGACGCTGACTGCCGCGCAGTTTAACCCCGCCAATCTGGTCGATATGAAAAAGGTAGCGGAAGCATTGGACGGAAAAGGTTCGGTTGCATCCGTTTATGCTGACGGCGAAAACCCCGCGCTGGTGACCTTTGGCGCGCGCGAAGACTGCTGCGCGGTGGTCATGCCAATGCGCAACAGCGCGTTCAATCTGCTAGGGCCGCAAGCGCGGCGCTCGCTCGTCCATTCCCTGATCACCATCCCCACCACCGCATAAGGAGACCTGCCATGCTAAACGAAATCCGCCGCATTTTTTCCAGATCGACCCCCGCCGAGATCGCTGAGGCGATCCTTGGCGCGGCGTGCCTCTGCGCGCTGCTCGTCTTGTTTTTAATCGTCACGCCATAAGGAGACCCAAGATGCAAGTCCCTCTTTCCTACTATCTGCCCGCCATGTTCGGATCCGCCGCAGAGCGCGCCGCGCTATTCGACGACATCAGCGCGCGCGGGATCCTCGAAACTTCCGACCTGACAGACTTTGTGTCCATGACCGCGCTCGCGATCAAAGACGCTGAAACGCGCGCCGAAGCTGCGCGCGCGGAAGCGCGGCACGGCTTCAGGTCGTCGATGTCCGCCGCAGAACTCGCCGCCGTTGAGATGAAGATCACGGCCGCGTTCGACGAACTGATCTGCCGGCATCCGAAACTGTCGGATGAGTTGCGCGACACCTGCCTGCTGCTGATCTTGGAGGTGCGCTGATGGAAGACGCAGCCAATGAGCGCCGCCGCAAAGCCCGGGAGCGCAAGCGCGCCGAGCGCGCCCAGTTCGCGGATCGCGGGCTGGCGCGGGTGGAGGTCGTCGTTCCGGCGACCAAATCCGACCAGATCCGCGCGCTGGCGGAAATGCTGAACGAACCAAAACCCAATGGAGCATTAAATGATTGAATACATCGAAATCGCGTTTCGCGTTTTTCCGTTTCTTTTACTATTGGTTTTTGTTTTTCTAGCTGCCCGCGCAAAAGATGATCTGCGCGCGATCATCTGGCTGCTGTGGGCCGTATTGGTCGCCGTTGCGGCCATAGCTGACAAGGTGGCGGCATGACCAAGGAAATACAACAGGCCGCCGAAGACATCACCTTGCGCGCGACGCTGCTTCGCATCAAGCGCAAGGCCGACATCATGGCGCTGGACGCGCCGCGCGGCACGCTTGCCGCACAGAACGCTGTCGAATTTCAGCTGCTCGCGGGCATCGCCCTGCGCTGCATTGGCGTCGATAGCGAGGCGCGGCAAGACAGCCACGAGGAAAAGCGGCGCAAGCACATGGCGGTGATGGACGATAGCCCGAAGATCTGCCTTTTCTGCGACGTCTATATGGTTTTGACAGATCACCCCCAGCTAGGGCCCCCGAAATGGGTATGCCCAGACTGCGGGCGCGATATTCCGATGGCAATAGGGGGCACGGGATGACCGACGAAGAACTGATCAGCACACTGTGGAGTGGCGAGGTTACGCTTTCAACAGTGGCAGCCGCCGCCGTGCGCATCAAGGAGCTTAATGCGCGAATAGATGAGTTGGAGAGGGCGTTGAAGGCTATTGCAGCCGAGGCCTCTGTGCCCGTTTACACGTGGAAGAACGGGATCAACTTCAAGAAGATGTATGAGGGCTGGCGTAAGATCGCAACGAGCCGCATCGACATTGCCCGAGCTACCATTGGAGAGATTAAAGGAGAGAGCCATGAGTGACGAAGAACTGATCAAATTTTTGCGAACATCTACAAACGCTTACTTCAACAAAACTGCCGCCGACCGCATTGAGGTGCTGGTGAAATACAAAAACGCCTATGCGGGGATGGAACGGATCGCCACGGAAGCCCTACGGAAAGCCGAAGCCCGCGCCGAGCGGCTGGAGGCGGCGATTGACTACATCTTGGACGGCATGGCTATCGACGCCCCCGATTACGAGATCGACCCAGATGACGACTTCCTCGACGCAGCCAACAGCGATTGGGTGCGCGATGTTCTGACGCGCCTCGCCGCCGCGATGAAAGGAGACGACCATGACTGACGCAGAACTGCTCGCACGGCTGCGGGGACGTTCGCAGTTTTGTAAGGACAGAGGTGAGGTAAAAAGCCCAGACTTGATGGACGAAGCCGCCGACCACATTGAGGAAATCGGCGCGCAATTAAAAATGGTCTTAGAGCGAGAGGCGGAAACGCAGGTGCGGCACGAAGCGCGGGAAGATGCAATTCGTGAGGCTGCGCTGCGTGAGGCTTACGAGGTTGTATATAAGTGGTGGTTTGATGATGGAAATGCCTTGCCGCAAGAACTTATCTTATCCCTAATCGGAGAAACAAAATGAGCATACCAACATGGACAATTATGGCCCTGTCGCTGGGCGGCCCGTTTGAGGGGCAGGGGCCAACCACCGCGCTGGTTTTCCCGTCCTATGCGGCGTGCAGCGCCAGCATCAACACGCTGCGTGAGGTGTTCGAGGCGCGGGGTCTGGACGTAATCGGCGTCCACTGCAAGGGCACGATCGCGCCCAGTGTGTCGCCATTCCCAAAGAAGAGGCCGACATGAGAGTAAGTAAACAAAAGATGCCCCCGGGCGGATCCGACAGTGACAGGCCCAGCATGTATGCCGTTCGGGATGCGATCACCGCGCCGCGCAAGAAAATCGAATTTCTGGTGATGTCCACGCATACAATGGAGCGGCGCGTCGCGGTCGTCACAGTGCCGCGCGCGCCTTGGGATCGCGACTAATAAGACGCCCGCCTTGCGCGGGCGTTTACCAATCAGCGAACGCCGCAAGCTGCGCCAGTAGGGCGAGGCCCGTCTCGCGCGCCGCAGGCATACTTGAGCCTGCCAGCGCGTCCGCGTGATCCGCTGCGGCTGGCTTTAGCCGATCAATCGCGGAGCTGGTCTGCCATGTCGCGCAGCCGCTTAATGCGCTCGCCGTCAGTAGCGCCGCCGCCAGTGTCCGCATCGTTGATCCGTTCATGCGCGTCAATCTCCGCCTCGAGTTTCTGGTTTTCTGCCCGGGCCGCGCTGTCGCCGCGCCCCTTCAAATAAGCCGCGACGAATGCCACGATCAGCGCGCCCAGCGCGGCGAGCCAGAGTTTGAGCCGCAACATCAGCGATCCCCGTCAGCCCAGCTGCGCAGGCGCTGGCGCAGGATCCAGAGCGCAGCCAGCATGATCACGCCAGCAAAAGCCAGCGCCACGATCTGGGCGTGCCCATCAAGCGTAGCGACAGCAGCAACGCCCGCTCCCGCACCCGACACGATCTGCACGGCAGAGGCTTGCACTGTCGTCGACTGCGTTGCGCTTTCGCGCGGCGCATCCGGCACGACGCGCGTGTCCCGGGTAGCAATCTGCGTAACCGCGCCGACAGGCGTCAAGAACAGCGCGCGTTCGGCGGCACGCCGCCGCACCAGCCCTGCCAGAACCTTTCCGCCTGCTTTGTTCCATAGCAGCATTGCGTCCGCTGCTGCTGCCTTGTCGCCGGCGTTGAAGTGCCGCAGAGCGGACGACTTCTTGAACGCGCCCGATCCAATATTGTATGCCAGCGATACGAACGCGCCGAACTCGTTTTCGTTGATCGGTTCGACAATCTCCATTGAGATTGCGTTGGCAAACTTGCTCATCGCGGCGTGCAGATAGCCCTCCGCTTTAGCCTTGCTGATCGTCATGCCCTCGACAGGAACGATGCCAACACCGGCCGCCGCAGTTGTGCCGTAGCCGATCGTCCAGACCCCGGCAGGGCATTTGTAAGAGCGCGCCTCAAATCCTTCGAACTCTTTGACCAGATCGACAGCCGCTTTGTTGATGTTCATTTTCCCACCTTTGAAATCAGGGCTTTGATGTCGTCGCGGATCTCCGCGAGCATACTGTTTGTCTCGCTGCGCGAGCGTTGCGCGGCGTCCATGTCCTCGCGGCGCTGGTTCCAAAGGCGCTTGATCTCTTTGGTATTCTCCGCGCTGCCTGCCTCAAGGCGAACCAGCCAGACCACCACCGCAACGAAGCTGGCGGCGATCGGCCAATATTTGATGATCCATTCCATCGTCAACTCCTTAGCAAGCCATTAAGACGCACGGCACGACGTAAGAGCCATCCGCGTAAGTTTCCGATACGTGGGTGGATGTGACCTTGGCGATGGTTTTTGCGCGCACAATGTCATCGCCCTGCGGCTTGGCCGTGCCATCGCCTGCCGACATCAGCAGATCGCCGCGCTGCACAGTCGTGCCTGCCGCGATACGGATTACCATGTCGCCCGTCATGGCGACGTTCATGTCTGACGTAAACACATCATCGTCATCGTCCCAGTTAACAAATACGCCCGCGACGTTCGGGTCGCCCTCGACTGTTGACACCGCCATGCAGTTTAGCTGCTCGTTAGCCTGTGAAGCCCACACGGCCATCTGATCAAGGTTCGTAAGCACTGTGCCCTTGAGCAGTCCGTCGATGCGGGTGTTGTCCGCCGTCTGCGACCAGCGAGCCAAGTGACCACCATTATAGGACACTGTTGTGCCACTGATGCTGATGTTGCCCTCAAGATCACCCGCCGAATAGAACCCAACTACTTGTCCATCTTGGCGGCGACCGATGCGGTGGAACGTAGCTTCGGCGTTGGCGCTAAAAGTCCCAGCGTTCATAGCAACGCCTGCAACATTGGCTGCCGTTGGGTTGGTGTCGGTTGTGCCGACCATCACAATTTGTGAGACGTCGATCCGCATAGCTTCGGTGGAGTTCGTGTCGAAGATCATTGTGACGGCGTCGCCTGTGCCGTCCCCGATAGAGCGTATTCTGCAAGCGCCGCCTGTCTGCACCCCATCCCCTGCGCGAAAAGCCTGCATCATAGTTGAGGATGCGTTGCTGTCTGCCCCTGTGCGGGTGAGTGCGCCAGTGGCGGCAATAGTTCCAGCCACATCCAATGTGTCTACCGGGGTGGTAGTGCCAATACCCACGCGGCCCGTGCCCTTTGGCGTCAGGGCAATCGATATGTTCGTGTCGGATCCTACTGCTGATAAGGTCACCGCGCCGCCGGTCGCGGAGTTCGCGACGTCGACATGATTGACCGCGCTCGCCGTTGTCGTGAACGATATCAGTTCGTTGTTGTTGCTGTCCGCGATCACGGGCGATGCTAGATTGAACTGGATCCCGGTTGAGCGGGTCGTAAAGATGTTTGTGCTGGCGATCACATGGCGGATCTGCGCGCTGGTCGTTGATGTGATGTAGCTGGTCTCCGCAGGGTCAACTGCGACCCGCGCCACGTTGTTTGTCGCGTCGATGATCGCGACAGTGATCGACTGCGCGCCGTCATAGAGTTTGACCTCATAGTCCGCCGATGTCGTGTCGACCCACATCATCCCCGCCGTGATATAACTGGGCGCGGCAGATCCGCTGTGCATTGAGTTGACCGCGTTGCGGTAGGAGTTCAGATCCGTGGCGAGCGCGGTTCCGCTCTTGGTGTTCGGGTCAATCGTGCCAAAATCGTATTGAGCCATCAGGTGCTCCTTTCTCTGCCAAAGCCGATTGCTTGATAATCGAACGAACGACTAACCGCAGCCCCGGCGCTGTTGCGGAATATAACATCGAAGCCCGTTCGCGTCTTGCTAGAAATGATGTAATAATCTCCCGTGCTCATGTTCTGCGCGGCGATGGTCACCGACCGCAGTTCGCGGAAACTAGGCGAGAACACGACGGAATAAGTGCCAGCGCCCGATGTGATGTCGTTTCCATAGTCGACGCGATCAGGCATATCAATCACGACTGTCAGCGCGCTGATTGTCGGGCTGATTGTGGCAAAGTTGGTTTTTAGCACCGCGCGAAACTTGAGATGGCGCGCCGTGTAATCCCCGACGACGAAGCGCCGCCACCCCTGATAGACCGGGGTCGCGCTGTCGACGATGGAATAGTTGACTTGCAGTTCGACTGATACCTCGTCGCCGGTATCGGCCCCGGCGATGTTGGCAAGGCCTACAAGGTTGACCCACGTCGCCATTGTCGTGAGGCCGCCAGATGTCGAAACTACCGCGTCGACAATGACGCGCGATGTGTAAACCTCGCTTAGATCCGTCTCGCCGAACTCATAGTAACCTTCCGCAGCGTATCCCAGATCAGGCGACACGCCGATGCTGACGATGGATGCAAGCGTCGTCCAATTCGCCATGAAGTTCTGGCTGCGCAGCAAGATGATCGAACCGCTGCGATCCACATCTGTCAAAGTGCCCGTCCAGAGCGGTTCCTGCGTCAGCGTCGAAACGACATTCTGCGCGGCCGGGTCTTCTAGTGACGCATTGATAAATGTTGCGAGGGTTGACCGGTTGTCCAACACGTCAATCGCTTTGATCGCGTAAGACCCGGAACGGCTGGGCACAGTAAAGGAGCGCGCCTCTCGGGGGAGCGCGTCCGATAGCACTGTCATCGTTGTCCACGACGTGTTGTTCTGGTTTGCCGAATAGCGGATCTCATAGCCCGTCACATCGACCGCGATTGATGGATAAGTCCATTCGACGTAGGTATGATCGCCAATTGTGTTTAGGGTGAATGTGTCGACTTGCGGCGGCTTGGCTGTCGCGCCAATGACTGTGTGGTTTGCGATTTCGGCAAACGCGCTGGTCGTTCCTTCATCTGGGCCGATTGCGCGCACGGCTATGTCATAGTTGATTCCGCTTTCGACGGGGAATATTTCGACATAAGGGCTGTCGACTGCGGAATAGGGCATATAGGTGAACGGGTCATCTGTGCCTGATCTGCGAAATCGCGCTTGAAAAAATGCGGTTCTGGTGACCGTGCCGTCTGATGCTTTGGCCGTTTTTCCCGCCTGCACATAGAGGAAGATCGATGGCACAATCGCGCCGCTCGACGTGACTTGCAGCGCCGCCTCGTCCGACACGACGTTCGAAATAAACGGGCGCGGGGGGCCGGTGAAGGACGCGGAGACCGGATCCGATAGGATGGTCGTGTAGTCTGGGATCGTTGTTGCCGCGTCGTAAATCGCGGCAGAATACGGCACGCATGTGACGGCCGCCGCGAGGTCATCGAGGTATTCTATGCCCGCGATCAGCACCTCTAGGCTCTCTAGGTTCTGTTCTCCGAATTGGAACAGGTCGCCGGTGTTGACATCAGACCCGCCGCTCGTCACTTCGACAGTGTCGCTGGTCACAGTCGTGCCTGATGCCGCGACTGCCAGCGCGCGGGTCGTGCCCGTCGCGGTTTCGCGGATCCGCAGGGTGTAGGCTTTGCCGGCTTCTCGCGTGACTGGCTCATCTAGCACAATCGTATTCGTGGCGCGCGATACCACGCGCCCCGACATCTGGCCGATCCCCGGCACATCGTGCGTTAAGCGGCACAGATCCCCGCGCATCGCGACCAGATGTTCGATGTCGAGCTCGAAGGTGAACACCTCCGGCCGGAGGCGCGCCGACGCGATATAGTGCCGACCCAGTTTGTAGACGTTGGCCGCGTTTGTCTGGCCGGGCAAATCAATCAGCTGGAAAGTCGTTGCGTTCGCCTCGTTGAAACCATAGTCGTAGACCACGCGCTCGTCCTCGCGGTAGCCCTTGTTCTTGTTAAAGAACCGGATCCGCAGCGCATCTGGGATCTCGTTATATATGATCTGCCCGGCGAAATTGCGGGTGTTGCGCGGCGTGAAGTGCTGGATGACTGTCGAGCGCGGTTTCTCAATGATGACTGTCCATTTGTCATCGACATATGCGGGGCTGGCTTTGCCTGCGTTCGCGACGTCTTGCAGCAGGTCGCGCACCGACAGTTGGAAATCTATGACCTGATCAAAAGCGAACCCGTTTGTCGCGCAGAATTCATACCATGCGCCCAGATCGGTGTCGTTGATGTTTGCTGCCGTGACGGGCTTCTTGTTCGGCGCGCCTTTTAGGACGTAGCGAAAGATCGCTGCGGGGTTCGACGTCCCGCTCGTCGCCGTTGTCCACGCAGACCCGTTCCATGTTGGGATCTTGAGCGAAACAAGCGCGTTTAGCTGATCGATGATGCCGTTGAGCTGGTCTGTCGCTTTGATGCGAAACGCGCTTTTTGCGATACCAGACAGCAGCACCGGCTCCGATTGCGTGTTAAATGAACGCAGATCCGTCCAGATGCAGCTATCGCTGATCTTCGGGTTGGTTGACTGTGAACTTTGGCGCTTGATCCGCACCTCATATTGTCCAGAGGTGAGCCCACGCTGGCGCTGTGACACGCGTTTCACCTGCGCGGTGTCATCAGTATAGGTCTGGTCAAACCAATCTGTGAATGATCCCGCGCCGACGAGCCGATACTGCCCGATGATGCGTGCTTCAGTATTTACGCGATTGCCTTTATTGTTCTGTTTAAAGAGCCCTGATGGAAAAGTCAGCGTCACGCCGATCTCCGTCGTGTTGAGCGGCGTCCTGCGCTCGACATAATCAGCCGTCAATCGGATTGATAGGTCTTCTTGGCTGGCGTCCGCTGGGTAGAGATCAAGCTGCGTCTCCGTGCCGTTAAAATCATGCTCTGTTTCAACATCAACATAATCGCCAATCGGCGTGTTTCCGATCCTGATGTCAGAAACTGTGACCGGCCCATAGCCCCAAATCAGCACAAAACGCAAATACTGCGCATTGCCGACGATCTCTGTGTATGGGGTCGCGCCGTAAGGCGGAACCATGCGGTGCGTGCCCAGCACCACCGGCACAGTCTGGAATGGCGTTATGCCATTGCGCGCCGCTGTGATCCCGTAAGTCGGGCTTTCAGTGCGGTTCTGCGTTGTGCGCGGCCCGATCAGCGCCGAAGCCGCATAAGTGATCGCCATAGAAATCGCCGCGCCCGCGATAGATGCCGCGAGCGTCCCAGCGGTAAAGCCGATTGCGGTTGCGATTGTCGGCGCGGTTGCGGTTGCAAGGATTGAAATCAGCGTGACTGGATCTTGCGGAACGATGCGCAGATATACCGACGCGCCAGACTTCGGGCGGATCTTCGCCCAGAGGTCTGGATCAATGTAATCGCCACCAATGAACGCGCTGATATGGTCGCGGTCAAGTTCGTCTGGAACGAGCGCCGCGACCAAATCCGCAAGCGTGCCCATTGGCGCGACGCGAACGACCATCCGGCCCCCTTGCGCCAGCGGGTTTAGAACAAGCGTGACTTCAATGTATTCTGCGAGCGCGCTCTGATTTGGGTGGGTGAGGTCATTCAAGGCGATATGCTCCGATCACGCGCTGCAAGAAACGGTTGTCGCCCTTATAGCGCGAAATGCAGGATCCGATAACCTCTTCTGCATGGAGCACGAAGCCGGGCTGCGTGACGATCCCGCAATGCGTGGCGCGTCGCTTGCCCTTATAGAACCCCCACATATGCAAGACGTCGCCAGATTGCACATCTGCGAGATCAATCTGCACGCCTGTCGCGGCAAAATCCGCGAATGATCCTGCCCCGCGCTCGATCTGAGCCTCCATCTCATCATGTCGCGGCAGATTGATCTTGTAGACTTCTTTGTAAACCAAGCAGACAAGCCCCCAGCATGACGCGCCTTCGCGCGTCGCCCCGTTCCATTTGAACGGGATCCCGACATAATTGTTCCACCAGTTAGAAGATGCCGGGGAAGGTAGACGGCGAGAAGGTTGCACTTGGGAAGGGCTCCGTGAGGAAGTTGTCGATTGTGAGGTCTATGTTCATCGCGTCTGCGTTATAACTGACTGACGCCGCGACAAGCCCAGAAACGCTCTGCAAGATGGTGTTGGGCGCGCTCGCGTCGATCACCTCCAGCTTGAACGCGGGCCGCTCGCGCTGCCCTGCCAGCGTGCGCAGGATGTTAAGTTCGGTCGTGACGTGCGACAGCGTGAGGCGCGCCCGAACTTGCAGCTCTGGGTCGTCTGGCGGAAGCGTCACAGCGAATGGAAAGGCGATATAGGTGTTGCCGCCAGATGTGATGTTCTCTGTGTTGTTGACTAGATAAAACGTATCCAGATCACTGTGCGTGATCTCAAGCAGCACAAGAAACGCGCGCGCCGTCGTCTGCGAGTTCACGGCGGTGATAACAGCGGTGGGGAGGGTGCGCGCCATTACGGGAGCACCTCAAGCACGATCTCAATGCGCCATTGCCCAGTGCCCGCCGTGCCCCCGCCAGAGACGGCGGACAGGGCAGGCGGCGACACGAACCGCGCTGAGATGGTCGAGAAATCCGCAGGATCGATGAAATCGAAAGCGTCCGTGCCTTCTGATATCGTCGTCTTGTAGAATGTCTCGAACGTCGCGCGCTCTGTGCCCGTCAACAGCATCGTGCCCGATAGAAAGCGCGATGTTGCGGTGAACCGCTTGCGCTGCTTGTAGGGGCCAGTTTCGGTCTGCGAACGGATGAAGCCTTGCTGCCGCGTGTCCTGCACGCCGACCTCGAAGTATTGTGGAAGTGATCCCGGCCACGTTGGCATGATCTAGCCCCTCTGCTGCAAGCGGCTGCCGAGCCCGAACGTCGTTCGAATGGCGCGATAGCTAGGCCCGCCCGATGTAATGTCCTGCGCGATGGCGCGGCCAATATCCACGACGAGGTTCCCCGCGCTGTCGGATGACGCCGTGGCATCCTGCCCGCTGTAATTGTTGATGATGACATTCGGCGCGCTGTTTCCGTTGGCTGCGGCCACGCCCAACTTACCATCCGCGCCGCGCGCCAGCGGCATGATCGCCTCTGGCCCTGCCTCGCCCATCAGCCCGATGCCGTTTGCGAATGGAAAGATGGTGGGCCCACCGACGACGCCGCCGTTCGCAAAGGGTGTGACGCCCGCGCTGTTAAACACGTTCCCATTCGCTGAAAACAGCCCAGCGATCCCGGCCGCGATAGGCTTAGAGAACTGCTGCGCGAATAGATCCTGCGCGACCTGCGCAAGCACGTTTGATGCAAAGTCGAGCAACGCCCCGCCAAGTGTTTTCGTTCCATCTAAGACCGACGCGAATGCGCTATTTAGTTCGCTCTCAATCGTGCCCGCGACGTTCTCGACCAGCTTTGTGAACGGATCGAATTTGGAGTTTAGATCATCAAGAGCGCGGGTGTAGGTCTCGCTGCTAATTGCGCCGGTTCGGTAAAGGGTTTCTATTTTATCCTGTTCAACTGCAAACTTTTCAGCCTCCGTCCGTGTGCTTTCGTAGAGCCGTTTGGCTTCACTTTCGACGTCACTGATCGTCTTTGCACCGCCCTTCATCGTTTCGTTCAGCTTGGCGGTCGCGTCGGCTGTCTCTAATTTAAGTCGCGCCGCTTCTTTCTCATCGGCAATGATCTGCGCTTGTAGCGCCGCTCCTACCGCGCGCAGTGGCGCATCCTGAGCCCCAAGCAGCGCACCTGACGAACGCCTAAATTGCGCCGCCGCAAGGGCTCCCGCCTCTCCGATTGGGTCTCCAACGAACTTTTGCCGGATTTCGGCGTCTTGTCGCGCAGCAGCAGCGTTGGCTGCCATCGAGATGGCGTTCGATGCCGCGCGGCCCATCTCGTCCGCTAGGGCGGTGGCGTTAGACGTCGCCGCACTGATGTTGTTTGCCGCCGCTGCGGTTCCGTCTGCCATGTCTAGACTAGCGAGCGCACCAGCGATCATCTGCTTGGCAAGCAGGCGCTGCGCCTCTGTCAAGTTTTCCGTGCCGCCGGTAATCTCGAGGAACAGCCGTTTAACTTCATCAAGTGCAGCGACCTGCTCGTCAACAGTCAGGGCAGATTGAAGGTTTGCCAAAGCAACTGAGAACGTGATGGCCTCTTCTTGCGTCGAACCCAGCGCGACCTTGACGCGCTCAATGCCCGCCCGGTACCCGTCCAACTGATCTATCTGAACTTGCAAGCTTGCAATCCGCCCAGATAAGAACCCCGCTTCCGCAGATCCGGCTGTCTCTGTTTGCTTCTGAAGATCCGCCATCTGCGCACGCAGGATTTCGACCTTTTCCCCCGTGGCGATTAGCTGTTCGCCCGTCTGCCCTTCGAAGTCACCAAACGCGCCGACAAGTGCTTCAGAAGATGCCGCGAGCGCGTCTAAGGCGTCGAGTTTGGCGAGTTCTTGGTTGATCTGTAGAAGTTCACGCGCCTTGCCGGATGCTGCGCCATATTGTTCGATCAGCTTATCGGTAGGTGAAGCAGCGGCAGCTGATGCGGCTGCGTAGGCATCAACAGCATCCCCAAGCTCTTCGACTGCCTTTGTGAGCGTTTCCGCGCTGTCCGCAGCGCCGATTAAGGAAGGCGCGAAGGTCAGCAGAGCGCCGACTGCAACGCCGATGACAGCACCCAACGGCCCGAAGCCCCCGAGCATCTGCGGGAGTTGCTGCCCGAGCGCGCGAGAAGCCGGGACGCCCATCTCCATCTGAACGATGAGGTCAGAAAGCTGGAAGCTGGTGTTTTGGATGCGCGATGAATTGTTGTTAAACGCAGCCCCGATGCGATCCATTGCGCCCGGAAGCGGGCGGGCAGTATTTGCAAGTTTACCCTGCGCGGCAGAGGTCGCGTTAAGCTGGTTCTCCAAGCTGTCGGCTGCGGTCGCCGCGCCTTTGGCCGCGTTCGTGAATTGGCCAAGTTGCTGCGCAGATTGCGCCGCTCCTTTGGTCTGAACTTCGACGCCGAGAGTAACTAGGTCTTCCACTTCTTTGCCCTCTCTGCGTGCCACAAGCCATCGAGTTCTGCGATCGCGTCGACTTCTAGGGGCGTGAAGACACGCCCGGTAAGCCTACTATACGCTAACACCTCCGAAAATGCTATGGGCGCATCAGCCGGTCGGGCACGATGCAATCGCAAGAACACAGACCAGAACTCGCCCATCGTCTGCGGCAATGGCGTGATGTCCAGTTCGTGCGGCCGTATCCCCGTCGCCTTCTCGACCTGTTCGTAATGCTCGCGCAGCGAGATGCCGTCTTTGTCCCGTTGCGCGAGCCGAAAGACGCCCTCAGCGTGCTTTATGAGCTCGCCGAGGGCTCCTCGAAAAAATTGGCACGGGTCGACGCGGCTGCAAAGACGTCATCGCGCAGCCACGCGGGAAACTTGGCATAGATCGCCCCGGCGTCTTCCACGCGCGGGCGATCCTTGCCTGCGGTGATGTCCCAGCGCGCTGTGATCCGTCCAAGAAACGCGACCAGCTTTTCCGTCGGATCTTCGAGACCCATCCGCCCGACTTCTGCCAGCGCGTTCCGATACTGCGGGGTGTCCGCCCCATAGATCTCGATCCACTGAGGCGACCCGTCTTTGTTCAAGACGGGCTCCTTTTTGATCGGGTGCAAAACAGTGTAGGTATAGGTTTCGCGGAATGTGAGATCGTAAAGATCCATCAGTTGCCCTTTACGATGTCGTGCGCGTGATGCGCAGTTGCGTGCCCGTCGAACTGTCGCGCAGCGCGACAAACGGGATGGTCAGCAGACGGGATGCTGGGTTGGCGACAGGAACAGCCGCGCCGTTGATTTTGATGCGTGGCATCAGGAACGTGTAGTTTAGGCCTGCCACGCGGTCGTCCAGCACGATCGAAAGCGCGCTTTCGGTCTCGTTCAAGAATTTGGTGATCAGCGCCGCATCCTGATAGAACACAGTCATCGTGCCTTCCAGCGTCGACATCCCGAACTCCATCTGCGGTGTCGTCACCGAGCCCAGCGCAAAGGTTGGGTTGAGGTTGTTGTTCAACGTGAAGTCGATTGTGTTGACGTAGGCAATGGTGGATCCGCCTTCGCTGATCGCGCCAGAGAAGCTGTCGAAAGGTTCGTTATTCGACGCGGCGGTCAAGCTGGCGTCGAGCGGGCTCGTGCTCTGCGTCATGTTCTTGCCCATGATCCCGAAGGTCGCAGTTGTCATCTGGTTGGGCGCGATCGACATCTGCATTGTGTTGACCATGCAGCCCGTGAATGCGCGATATTGCGTGATGTCCAGCGCACCATCTTCGAGGGTAAAAGACGATACTGTCGTGCCAGTGTTCAGCACGTTTGAACTGAACGCGCCGAACAGCGCGGCTTCGAGCAAGAAGTCATAATCAGCCGGGCGCATCTCGACAGAGATGTCGCCTGTGACAGTGCGCTGCCCGTGGCGATCAATGCGCGGCATACGATCAGGCGTGATCTCCGCCGACTGCACGCGCGTCTTGGTGAGATCCACTGAGTGCGTGACGAACGGGAGCGAGACCATCGCGGGCGTCGCGGGTGTCGTGCCATAAGTGCTCTCCACCACATAGGCGAGCTGCGTTCTGGAACCTTGTGAAAACGGCATCTTCGAGCCCTCCTTTTATGAGCTGGTGTAGCTATACCATGAAATCGAGACAGTGACGATATACCACGGCGTGTCGAGCACGGCGACCCCGCGCTCTGCGTAGTTGAACCGCACATTCACGCCGTTGGACGTTAGCCCAGTGTCGACTGTGAAGGCTGCGCGGATCGCGTCTGCCAGAGCGTCAGCGGCGGCTGGGCCTGCGCCTTCTGGCAAGTGCGCGGTGACGAGAAAGCTGCCGTCGTGCCGGATCTGCGGGCTGGGCCCGCGCACGGCTGGCCGGCTCGTCACGGGCACAAGCGCCATGCGAACCCATGCGGTGTTGGTCGTTGGGGTGAACCGCACGTTCTCAAAAGCGCGGTTCGCACTGGACGGGATGCCCGACACGTTGGCGATCTGCTGCTCAAGCGCTGCGCGGATGTCGTTCATAACTGTCATGGGATCCCCGTCGCTTTGATGTTCCGGATCTCGATCACGACATCTGCGGCGATTGCTGAAGCACGCGCCAGCACTTTTGCCAGAAACTGCGTGCGCGCTTCGACAAAGATCGCATAGTTCGCGCCGTTCAGCAGGTAAAGCGACCCGTCGAGGCTTGCCAGCGCGCCAGCCTGCCCAGAGAGGCGCGCCATCGTCAGCGTGGCAATCTTGTCGGTTGTGATTTCGGTTTCAGCTGTGCCCGGCGCTGCGGTCAGCGTTGGCGACAAGAACCACGACGCCCTGAGCCTGCCCGTGACGACTTTCGTTCCTTTGACGACCTCTTCGGCCAGCTTATTCACGAACTCATTGCGCGCCTGCGCTACAGTCGCCCCTGCGTCAGCGGCGAGCTTGTCGAGGTCGACTGTGATTTTCTGGAGGATCTGGCCCTGCGCCATCATTCCCTCACTTGGCAGATATAGGCGAGGATTGACGCGCCGCTCTTGATCGTCTGGACGGAGACGACCCGCACCGCGTCGCCTTCGCCCCGCAGTTCATCATCAATCTGCGGCGTCTTGGTCAGCGCCGTGCCGTTATAGGTCGCGGCCATGACGGCCTTGCGGTCGCCGCGCTGCACCAGCGTGCCGTCGATGTCGCGCGCGGTATAACTGAGGAAGACGACCCGCGCCGTTTCGTCGGCATTGGATCCGCCCGTGATCGCGCCCGTTGCTGCGTTATAGCTGCCGCCGTTGTTTGGGCGGCGGAATGTCAGATTGTAGCCGTGCTCCCGAAGGAGCGCGACGACATCCCGTTGCATCTCCGCGCCGGTTGCCATTGTGATCAGTCCTCGTCAAGCATCGGGTCGAAGCGCGGCGGATTGCTGAATTGATCGACCCGGAAGGCCGACGGCACGCGGTCGCTGTCGTCTTCGACGCCCTGCATCTCCGAGATCGACATCCCGCCTGCGACGGGCACGCCCAGCCCGACGGATCCCAGCCGCTTGCCTTCTTTGATCAGGCGAACCGCCAGTTCGGCGTATTGCGTTGCGCGCTGGGAATAGGACGACGAGACGCTTTCGATGCTGGTGTCGACCAGCCGTGCGTATTTGCCAGACAGCGCGCGGCAGATAAGCGCGCTCGCGTTGTAAATGTCATCAGCGGCCTGCGAGAGCCCGAAGGCGATCTCCTCGTCGCTGACTTGCTGATCGGTCGTGTCGGTGTCGCCTACGAGGAGGCGCACGGCATCACGCCGCGTTGTTGCGCTCGTTGTGCCGGGCGCTCCCCCGTAAGTCCACGTCATTAGATCACCTTTTTGGCTCGCGTCGGTTTAGCCGGCGCGGGATCTGGGACATCTTCGGCGATTTCTTCGCCGAGGCCATTTTCACTGAGGTCGACCTCAAGGTTTCCGGGCGCGTAATGGCGAACCTTGCCCGCCCGGAATAGGAGCTCGACCTTCTCTGCGGCAATGCCAAGGGCTTGCCAATCGAATGCCGCGCCGCGATTAAACCGGCGTCCGTGAGCCACGAACGCGCGGAACGCGAACAGCGGATCCGACTTCTGGAAAGATCGTTGCTCGAGCTTTATCATGCGACGATCGCGTCCCAGAAGTAGCCCAGTGCAGAGGAGACCAGCTTGTGATCGTAGTGCGAGCGAGCGCGCACGACGTCGGTGTCTTCTTCATCACGGCGCTTGGTGTCGATCACGAAGCCATACTCGTTCGTGCCGCCCAGATAGCCAGACCACGAGAACGTGTAGCCTGCTGCGGGCGTCATGATGCCGGGCGATGGTGGGCGATAGGTCAGCAAACACTTCTTGCCCAGAATGAACGAGTGAGAGGCGGTGTCGCCCTCTGCTGCGGTGTTCTGGATGGCTTCGCCTACCATAACCTCATCCACTTCAAAGATCTGCGCGAGCAGGTTCAGCGAAGCGATCGAGGGCTGCGAGGTTGTCGCGCCGCCGTTGATCCGACCTTGGATGTCTGGGTGGTCGATCAATGCCGAATAGACCGGACGGCCCATCGCCATGACGTTTGGCTTGATGCCGGTCGAGCCGAGGATATAGTCAATCCCGGTGCGCACGTTGCCGATAGGGTCGCCGTTGGTCGTGTCCGACCAGCGGATGACCTGATCAGTCGAAGGCGAAGACGCAACGCCCGTGATGTCCTTGCCCCACAGGCCAGTCGTAAAGAAAGACGACGAGAAGTCGTTTTCTTTTTGGATCAGCATCTGGTGGGTCGCCAGTTCTGCGGCTGCGCGCGCAGGATCCGCAGCGGGATCTGCGTTGGCGCGCACCTGATCAGGGATCGGGATCGCGACGCCGTATTCTTCGCAGAAATAGCTGTCGTTCGATACTTCGTAGCCCACTTCGGACACGCGAGCACCCGCTGCGCGCTTTTTAGCGCCGTTGCGGTTGAAGTAAGAACGGTCGAACGTGAAGAATTTATCCGACTGCTTCTGCACTGGCACGTTCTGGAAAACGCGCGAGGAAATGAACGACCCCGGGTTTTGCAGCAGCGCGACAGAGATGTTGGTAAGGGCTGCGTCGATATGGAACGCGCCGACGTTAGGTTGTGGCATGATTTATCCCCCTGCCTTATGCTGCTGGAACTGCGTTGCGCGGCTGGAACAGGATTTCGATGATCCGCCCAGACGCGCCGGTTTCTAGAGCCGTGCCTAGAATAATATGCCCGGCGGTGGTTGCGTTAACGGCTTTGCCCGAACTGTCAGAAGCCACAGGCCCGCCACGAGTGACAGCGGCCCCGCAAACGACCTTGACCTTGCCAGCGATCGCCACGAGCGCAGCGCGCCCAGCGGCTGCGGGAGCGTCTTGTAGAACGCCGTCCGCGTCGAGCCCTGCACCGGTGGGGTCAATCTGACCATCCGCTGCGACGGAAACGAAGTAGAACTGCTTCGTCGAGAGGTCTGCACCAGCCTCGAGCGTGACGCAGAGCATGTTGTCTTGAGTTGCCATTCGAGGCCTCCTTACTGCGCGTGATTGCGTTTAGCGAAGAGTTCCGCGCCGCGTCCGGTCTTGGTCACTTCGGCGAATGCCTTGGCGAACGTGACCTTCTTTTCGGCGGCGTAATCTTCTGCCATCTTGTTGAGTTCGGTCATGGCGTCGGTCTCTTGCGGAGCAACGCTGCCGAACTCGCGGGTCAGCTTCGAGGCGAGAGCGTTCGCGCCTTTCAGCATAGCACGGGCTGTCTTGCGGACAGCTTCATCGGCGATCGCGTCGATCGCTTTCAGAACTTCGCCCTTGGTCACGGCGTCGCCTGCCAAGTGCGGGATTTCGGCGCTCACGCGCTTGACCAGTTCTTCGGCTTCCAGCTTCTTGGTGACGGCTGCGAGTTCGTCAGCCTGCTTCGAGATCACCGACAAGACGCCCGCAGGGAGCGCGCTCTTCAGGATCGTCTCGCCACCGACTTCGATATAGTCTTCGGCTTTGCGCTTCTCGACAGTCACCGCTTCGTCCGCGATCTGGACGACATAGCCTTCGGTCTCAAGCGATTTTACAAGCGCGTCGACAGAACCTTCGAGGCGCTTGTTTGCCGCCTCGAGTTCCACGAGGCGCTTTTCTTGATCGGACATAGATTGACCCCCTTTGCCCTGATCGCCGGACGGGCCGGCCCCCTTGCTGCGCCTCATCTGCGCAACCTGTTTGCGGGCGTCGTCTTCCGACATCCCCCCCGCAATCAGTTCCTTGATTTTGTCTTCGTCTGGCATCATGTCGCGCTTGAACATTACGACGCGTGCAGCCGGGTTTGCGGGTTCGTCGACCAGCGAGAGTTCGATCAGTTCCAGATCCGTCACGTTATATGGCATTGCGTTTCCCTATGCCTCCGATGCTAAAGGCGGCGAGTTCGCCGCTCTTAACTCTGCTCCATACACTATCATCGTGCACTTTCATAGCCACGATCCATCCTTCGAGTGCAGAGTGCACGCCCAGCGCCTCGCCCAGCGCCTTTGTGAGCGGGAAGGAGTGAATAACCTCCCCGATCTTGCCGCCTTCGTGCATCGCTTTGGCGGTGCGAACGTCGGCCATGAAGTTATCGGCGGCCTTGGTCATCACCTCCACCGAGATGATGTCGCCCTGCCGATCAATCATCGGCTTACCATCGACCGATACGACCGACGCCCAGCCCCAAACGATGCGCGCTTCGTCGTCGATCTTGATGATCTTAGCCGCGCGCTTTTCCATCGTGGCCTCGATGATCGCGCTGATTGCGGCGTCGATCACGGCTTCGATCATCTCGCCCGTCGGATCTTCAACCTCTTCGCCTGCGGGCGAGATCATGCCCGCCTCGCCGACCATATCGATGTAATCCTCATGCGTCGCCCCGGGCATGTAGAACACCTGCCCGTCTGGCCCTTCGGTCATATGCGCAACGAGCCCTAGTCCGAGTTGCTGCGCGCGCTGCACTGCCTCGATCGACGTTGTGAAGACGTCATCCGAGATCTGCCGTTTTTCCATCTTGTCCATCTTCGTCATCTCCGAGACTGAGGTTCCGCTTTCCCACATCTGGCACGACCAATAACGCGCCGAGGTCTTATCGGTCGCGGTGTCGCAAGAGTGCCGCGAGCGGAAATTAGCGCGGGCTTTGGGGTCGTCGCGGCGGATCTCCATCTTGGGATCGCCGAATGTCACTTTCTTGGTCTTGTCGCCGTCTTTGACGTAAACGCCGAACTTCTTGCTCGCGCCAGCTGGGAGGCGGAAGGGCTGATCTAGTTCGACCTCGCGCCCCTGATAATCGGCCTTCTCGACGCCACGGGTCGACATGGGGTGTTTCTCTGGCAACAGATCCGTGTCGTGCCTGCCCGACCGGAACCGGCCATTGCGGATCGCGCGCAGGAAATTGTTGACCCGTGCCATTGCCCACTGTTCGGGTGAACTGACGCTTGGCCGCACGCTGCCCGGGTTCGTGCGATATGCGCCGATCCCCCGGTCATAGACCTGCCGCAGCATATCGACAGTCACGCGGCCCTTGTCGC